TCAGACACTCCAGGATCTGCTCCTGCCTCAGTTGGCATAGCGTAATCCTCTTTAATCTGATTAAAGTAATCTCTGGCAGTTCTAGCGTCCTTCGTAAGTTGAACCTTCCCTGCGTTGGTGTCCCTCGTGGTGTACTCCTCAGAATCTGTTTTGTATGTTGCTGCAATGTAGTCACTTAACTCAGCTTCAGTTAAGCTTGGATTCTCTACTCGTAGATACTCCTTCATTACTGCTCCATCAGACACGTCAGTTAAATCAACAGTCTGAGTGTTTAGGTAATCTTGAACGCTTCTACCTGTGTCTCTAACGTAGTCATTAATAACCTGTAGCTGCTCGCTTGCAAAGTCATTATTTTCTGTTGTCTCACTGGTAGTGTCAAAATCATCATAAGACGTAAACTCTCGCCCAAGCTTATCGCTAAGGTGTTGAAAGATTTGTTCGTCACTGATTCCCTCGTACTCCTCTTGTTGACCACCATGATCTTCATCATCGTAAGTCTCCTCATCATTAAAAGAACTCTCTCCTGTCAAGTCTATAATGTCAGATCGCTCCTCGTTTATAGGTTGCTCTAACTCAACTGCTTGGTTTTCATCACCAGTTAAGTCAACGATATTTCCTTGTGTTTGTGGTTGAACTACCTCACCTCCAAACTGTTTTACTAACTCGTCTCTTATATCCATCTTTTCTTAAATTTACTTATTCGTATTTCGCAAATATAACCTTTTTTATTAAAAGGCCAATTTATTGAGGTATTTCTTTTGACTCCTCACCTAGAGGTCCTCGTTTCCCATCTCTCTGTTCTATCATCTGAGATTGGTTTATAGCAGACTGTTGCTGAACCTCTTTACGAACTCCACCCTGTAATGAAGCTGCACCCTCCTTACCTAAGTTACCAAGTTCAATCTCTCTTAACCTTCTCTGGTGTTGAGCCTGCTCGAACTGTTCTTTAAGTTGGTAGTCTAATTGCTTCAGTTGCATATCTGCCTGACTCTTAGCTTGTACACGAGCTCCCTCTATTTGCATCTCTGCCTGTAGGCTTTGTTGCTTAAGTTGTGCTGCCTGCTCCGCTGTCTGCTGTTGTAGTTGTGCGTTCTGCTCAGAAGCTTGTTTCGCTTGATCTTGTTGTTCAGCTTGATACTTTTTCCTTCTTAGGATTAACATCTGATTAGCCATCTTCACGTTTCTAACTGTACGAATCATGATAGCATCCTCTAACCTTAACTCTTTCTGAGCTAAAGACACCTGAATGTTTTGTTCCATCATTTGCTTCTCCTCCTCGTTAGGTGCAACCTCTAAGGTAATACCAAACTCATGGATGGATAGCTTCTTCATCATATCTATAGACTCCATAGCTGTCTCACCAATAACATTGGCGTACATACTGTGAAGGCCTTTAAAGTTTACTAAGTCTTGCATTCTTATAGTAATACTCTTAGATACTCTGTTGGTTACGTTAAGGTAAGCATCATTAATATCTCTTGTAGCATTGTTAGACGCTAAGAGAGAAAGTTTCTGAACACCTACCAAAGCCTCACTAGATGGTTTAGATGCGTCACGTGCCTCGTTAACACCTGTAACGTCACGAATCATCTGCATGTTATGGTTATACACCCCGATAAGAGTACCGAAGTCTTTACCTATACCATTCTCTAGTTCTTGTATTGGCATAGCTCCAGTCATTTGACCTTCATCGTCTATACGTCTGTAATAGATGTTACCTGTCTGATCGTAAATCTCTTGTAACTCCATTGGGGTAAACGTACCACCGTCACCCTTAGATACGTTCTCTAAAGAACCTACCTCAAACGCAGCACCCTTTGGTCTCGCCTTAGCAAGTACGTGTTGAATCTTTAGGTGAGCTAGTTGAATTTGATCAGCGAAAGGAACCATTCTATCTACTAAAGAACGACTCTTCATTTTATATAAATTAGGTTGGTAGATAATATAAGATAAGTTAGTCTCAGATAGAGCTGACTTCTTCCTAGGCATATCCTTCATAAGACCGTAATTGAATACGTAGTCTGAACCTATTATGTACTTACCTGTATACACAACCTTTATCGTAGAACTAATAGCTTCTCTATTTGTCTTTGAGTTCTTAGGTTGTTTATAGTTGGATGCTTTCCTGTTTACAGAGTAACCACCCTTAGTGTTATCCTTCTTCTCGTACTTTAACTCGTGACTTGTAATGAACTCAGCGTCTAGTATATTAATACTGAACTTATCATAATCGAAAGAGTTATCACCGTTAGCGTAACTAGCTGAAGTATTGAAGTTCATAGGGTTGTTATTCTTCCCTGCGTACTCGTTAGCTATATTGATATAATCCTCCTCATTAAACTCATCACCTGCCTGCTGCTTTAAATCAGCTATAGTCATTGAGTAAACCTCTCCAGCATGCTTGATGTTCTTATAGTCAGAACTAGAAGAGAAAGAGGTAATAAGGTTTGCTGGGTCTACGTGACGTATCTTAACACCACTAGATGCAGATAGGTCAGTCTTAGCTGCACATAACCCTAAGACAACTAAGTCACGAATCATGTACCTCTTAACCTCAGCATAATCATTTATATCTAAGGTATACTCGATAGCCTTCTCTAAAGCTATCTCAACGTTCTGCTTATAGTTAAGTGCCATAAACATCTCAACCTCTTCAGAACTCTCAGCCACAAACCCAGTAGGAGATAATGGTACACCAGTCTCATCCTCTAGGTTATTCAAGAAGTCCTTGGATAGCATCTCGCCATACATCTTCTTCTTCTTCTCTAACCTTTTATTTGCAGCAACAGGATCAATAGACTGAGCCTTTATATCGTACTCCTGGTTTACCATCCCATTAACAATAACATCAACAAACTTAGGTACGATAGATACAGGTGTCCAGTCAATGTTAAGGTAAGACGTGTCTCCCTCAGCATCCATAAGATCCTTATACTTGCCAACGTCCTGATTACCTTCAGCGTAACTTCTATTTCTAGAGTACCTTAGTTTCTTCTCCCTAAAGTAAGCGTCACTGTTATTGTGCCACTCGTAGTACATGGTTCTGAAATAATTTAAACCATAAGCCTTCGAGCTTTTCTCTTCGTTCGTAGACAAAGGAGATGGGTAGCCGTTTGATTCTTGTTTCTTGTTGATCATATCTATCTTAGTTTTTTACTAAACATCCCCTTGTTGTTATACTTCTTAACTAGAGGTGATGAACTTTTTAATTCTTGCTTTGGTTTAATATATTTCTGAGAAGCTAGTAAAGCTAAAGATGAGGATATACTCGCATCATACTTAGTTCTATTATCTATCTCGAATCTACTCCAATCATCAAGTAGGGTATTGAAATAACACCTTCCCATCTCTCCCGTCTCAGGAAGTATTCCTACGTGGTCGTACACGTATGTAGCTATAGCCTCAGCTTGAGCGTTTATAACTGCAGCTCCAGAACCTGGGATTCCCTTTGTCTTTTGCTTACCCTTACTCCACTCAGTATGAGTCATCTCTGGTCTATCCATTAGGTACTCGTAGTAACCTCTATTCTCGAAGTACTTAAGTATACCTACCTTGTTGTTCTCTACTAGTATCTGACAGCCGTAGAAGACACACATCTTAATCATATCCTCGTAGAATATCTCCGACTTAGGTGGTCTATTAATGTACTCACATACAAACTGCATAGACGCATCACTTGACATACTGAACTTATGGAATACATGAGCAGCTGCGTCAGATCTCCTACCATCAGTAGTGGTGTCATGGTCATAAGGGTCACACCCTGCAACCAAGTTATCGGACCTTCCAGGGAATTTCCTGTTGAATCTAGAAGAGATAACATTCTGCTCTCCAGCTTCTGGGACCCAACTAATCTCCCACTTTCCTTTTCTGTGTGGTACCCAAATAACTTCGCTATCTCTGTTTCCACCCTTCCATATAAACTCACCCCTTGTTGTAGCTACCTTGTTAACTTCGTTGTAATCCATCTGTTGATAGATCCTTTCTACGTCAAAGATACAACTTTGAGTATCATTCCTGAAAGCCTCTTCTATATTAAATGGGAATTGTCTTTTAAATTCTGATAACGCTGTGGTATCATTCTTTAAAGCTTCCCTTCTATTCTGCATGTAATCCTTAGCACCTACATCAATAAGTATCTCATCAACGCCCATGACAGGCTTCTCAGGTGTTGTTATCACAGAGTGACCATACTCGTCAATAAATCCTTCTAGGTTATCGTATGCTGGTATGAATAGCTTATATAAGCCACTCTTAGTTCTACCGTTTAAATCTTTATCCTCAACACTAGAGTCGTAGAATATATCCTTGAACTCAGCCCCACCATCTTGTAGCTTATTGGCTGTAGATCCCATCATACATTTACCTACTATTTTTCTACCTAAAAGAAGACACGTCTGGGTAACTCCCCAGTTCTTCTTTATAGAGTTCTGTCCTGTCCACTTACCAGCTTCATCATGTATAAGAAGTTTTAACTTCATACCATCATAACTGTTATCAGCTGTGTTCCTCCAATCTATAATTGAGTTTAAGGCTTCAGACTCCTCTATGTGTTTTTGATTCTTTGTAATCTTCTTTGCTGGCTCTCTAAACGCAAGCTCTACACGAGGGTTACTTGAACCATCCTGTATAGGTTGAAAAAAGAAAGGGTAGTTACGATATATACGTACTACCTTATCAGTAAACATAGTCTTAGCATCAGCCCCTGTCTTAGACAGTAATCCAAAGCTACTCTCGTAGGTCATACTAGCTAGGTTAACTGCCTCACTACTAGCCATATAAGAGAATCCAGATCTACGATTCTTAAGGAAGCACATCCCGTAAGAGTTCTTATCTAACTTACAAGCCTCCCAAAATATAAAGAAGGTCCTGTTAGCTGTTCTGTAGTCTGGGTAACCAATATCAATCTTACTCCACTGGATAAACATGTAATGCGATCCAGTTATATATGTAGGAACTCCGTTGTTATAAAACCACAGACCATCCTTTCTACGCCTAAACTCTTCGTCTATGTAATCTACGAAGTCAGATGCGTTATCTCTCTTTAAAGATTTAGGTGTATCCAACCTAACCCACTTCTGTTTAGATTTAGGTAGGTCGTGATATAGTATGTCTTTATTATACCTAGGTCGTTTAGGTAAGACAATCTCTAAATTGTCAAACCCTATAACTTTACCATGACTGGTATCGCTTAAGTATATTTTATTACTTTCTTGCATACTTCTCAGCAAAAGAACCTTTAAAATCTTTTTTATCCTCTATAAGAGAAGAACCATCCTTAATTCTATCCTCTAGGTTTTTAATACCTAGTAGTATCTCTTGACAATCTTCAAAGCACTCTCTCTTTGCTTTAATAGCTTGCCTTCTCTTAGCATCATCTTCCTCTAGTAATGGCTTACTTATCTCTTCTATAAGAAGGTCAATAGCTCCCTTACTTGCCTCTATCAACCTCTCTAGAGTATCTAGGGCGTAGTCTTTGTTGTTATCTGTCATAAGAAGCTAGTATATCAACGTTACGCATGCGTAGAAGTTTTCTACCATCTATATCCATCTCGTACTCAGAGTTCTCACTCCACATAACCCTATCTCCTACTTCAACTCCCTGGTCTTTAATCCATTCGTTAATTAGTATGGCTTTACCATGAAACTCTACCTCCGAAGGAGAGTAATCTAAGAATATTCCAGACTCTGACATTTCAGCTTCCTTCATCTCTTGCTCCATGAAGTTCCATACCCCCACAGGGATATATTCCCCTTTCCTTTCTATTAGGTATATCTGTTCAAGATAAGCCTGATATATATTATCCTTGTCTGCATGTGATACATGGTTGGTAGGTGTTGCGATAAAGTGGTGAAACCAAACCTTATCCCCTTCCTGTATACCTGCATCACTAGTATCAAGGGTTGGTGTTTTATACACCGTACCGTATTGTCTAGCTAACTTCATAGGATCGTATGATGTATCTCTGTACATCTCCTTACCATTTAATAGTATGGTATCCTCTGTTTCTTTTTCTACCTGTATCCAGTAGAGATCTTTAATTGGCTTCATCTTTTTTTCTTTTACTTTTACTTCACTTCGTAGTCATCTAGGACATCTGTATTGTACTCTATAGCTGTTGGCTGGGAGAAGAACCTTTTCCAAGGCCTAGAGAATTCCTCCGCTTCTTTCTTTATATATACATCGTAGACTACCTGCTGGTGCTTATACCATGCTGCTTCGTCTTGTATGATTGCCGTTATCTTTAAGGAACCACCTAACATTCGTTGACCTACCTGGTAAGTCAATCCCTGCTTTAAGTCCCCTATCGTAATTTTTCTGATAATAGGGTTAATAGAATCCATCTTAATTTAATTTAATTTATACTATGCTAATGTTCTTGAAATCTTAATAAAGTGAGTGTACAAAAATCTCAACGAGGCAGATAGATTTTGAATAGCTACAACTGGCCTTAAAGCAGTTCCAGATGTCATCGCTAAAGATTTAGTAGTCACTACAGGTTGTGTTACACCACCTGGAGTTGTAGTTGTAGGGATAGTTGTTAAACCGTACTTAACGCTATTTATAAAAACAGAAATCTGTCTATTCTCATCAAATGCTAGTTTTAACCTGTACACCGTACTAGCCACTACTGCAATCCCTAGGTCTGTTACGTAATCTACCCCACCTATACTGTACACAAAGTGCCAATTACCGTTATTGGTTAAAGTTCCCATATCATCATCTGTAGCGTACAAAAAGTATGCTTGATCAGTATCTCCAGTGTAAGGTCCAGTTGTAGATAGTTTCATCCCAGCCCATATAGCTTGACTTGTAATAGTGCTATGGGTTGATATAGCAATATTAAGTTCTGTTTGGTATTGAGAATGAAAGTTTACGTTTCTCCAAGGACTTGTATTTATTAAATCATTGTTGTTTCCTAGGTTGGTGACTTTTGGGTTAAGTATAACTTGATCGTTGTCCGCACTATTCGTAATAACTCTTATCCCTGGTTGTGTTCCAGGATAACTCACCCAATCTTCTCTAGCGTTAGTCCCACTTAGAGACCAGTGATCGTTTGCTTTTATATGTGAGTCTACTATGACTTGAATCTCAAAAGTTTGAGCTGCTATATCTGTAGCGTTGGTTCCAATTCTAATCTTACAAGACCCATTAGCTATATCATGAACCATAACGTTTACCATAGCGTTATCAGCTATAGCACCACTAGAGTTTATAATATAAGCTATAACGTGAGACTTGTCGTGTATCATTACGTTGTTAAACACAAACTCTACAGTATCTGAAGCCGCTAAATCATGAGACTGCATGGTTATCCTTGTTGACTTAGTATGGTTAGTTACGGCAGTCGTAGCATCTGTAGCCTGATTTATCTCAGCCTCCTGTATATCTCTATATGGTAGGTTATGGAAGTATTCAGATAACCCATACCTATCCTCTGATTGAGAGATGGTACCAGAAACATTAAGGTTGCCGTTCTTATCTATACGCATCTTCTCAGACCCGTTAGTAGAAAACCCTAAGTAGTCCTGACTATGATCGTAGTATATCTGACCTGCGTCATTATCGCTAGAGTCACCAAAGAATATATTCCCTGAGGAATCTGTCCCAGATAGAATAGTTAAACCTGCATCACTAGAGTTCTCTAATGTTAGTTGGTTAGCAAACGTACTAGAAGAAACAGCTCCAGCACTAACACCCATCACGTGAAGTAACCCATCAGGTGTTGAACCTGCAGTACCGACACCCACCTTAGTGAACTCAGCCTTATCTGTAGATAACTTCATCGCTGTAATATTACCACTACCCGTCTCAACAGATTTTAGGTTAGTATCCTTAATCTCAGCAGCCGTTTTTAGTATGGTCTGATATGTGGATGATATTGCTTTTCCTTTAAGTGTAGACATTTTATTTTCTTTTAATTTTTTCGATAGACCTACCTGCAAAGTAAGCCCCGTATACTGTTATTAATAAGGTCTGATATATAGGAACGTAACTAGGTTGTATTACAAAGCCTCCTACGTTTCCATCAAACAACGACAAAACTACAAAAATTGCAGTTAGGAAGATACATATTAATGGTCGAATATTCTTAGATAACCAGTTGTCAGACTTCATGTCTGCCTCCCACCTTCTAGAGACTTGCTCTTGAGCGTTTACCTCAGCCTTCATTAGAACTTCTTCTATAGCCTGCCTTGCAGCTAACCTCTCCTCGTCAGACGTGGTAAGGTTATCTACTATATTACCTACACTACCTAAAACGCTTCCTCCTAAAAAATCTAGTAGTTTACTCATAGCTATGCGTATCTATATTTAGTATCGTTATCCTCGTCTTTATAAGCCTCAAGGATTTGTTTTCTGTTTCCTTTCTTCTTTAGGGATACGTGTATCCAAGCAAAACCAAACTCATTAATCATCTGGTCAAACTCAATATCGCTATCTAAGATCCACGTGTAAATTTCTTCATTACACATCTTACCATCTTTCCAAAACTGTAGATCCAACGCTTCACCTTTGCAATGCTGCGACTTACTAGAGCCACCAATAGCACGATTGAGTGACGGGTTGCGATAACCACTACTAATCCTGATAGGACCAAGAGCGTCACGAAGAGGCTGTAAGAGAATATCAATAAGACGTTGCATGTTCTGCAAGTGTTTCTCTGTAGGCTCATTATCTATACCTAATCTCTTTGCTGTATTACTATGAGTTATCTCAGATAATACAAAGTTTTTACTTAATCTCATCTATATAAACTTTCCTAGTTAGAATACCATTGGTAGCTATATAGAAACCTCTTACAGGGGTTACTTCCCTACCTAAAATATCGTAGTAGTGTGTTGGAATGAATTTTGTATTACCTACCTCTTCGATTCCTATAGTCAAACACCCAACATCTACTAGTTGTTCTTTAAAGTCTTGAGGCCAAGTACCAAGAGAATCTATCCAATCTACGTCAGACAAGAAATCGTACTCTGTTTGTCCTACATACAAGTATGCACCGTTCCATCCGTCTCCGTAAGAGTCCATCATGTTTATCTGGTAATACTCTGGTAAAACTACAGCACCTAAATACGGGGCTACACCTTCTAATAAAATTCCTCCGTTACATGTTAGTATCTGCCAAGATACTTCGTCAGGGTACTCCCCTGCAGTACACTCCACGAACACTTGTTGTTGTTGAGCGTTAGCTGCTTTGGATACTCCTAGTAGTATAAAAAATAATAATCCTATACATAAAACTAACCATCCTGATTCTTGTAATCTTTCTTTATTCATCATTGAAACTTATTAAATGTTATCTCGTCCACAATAGATTGCACTTCTTTTTTAGTTGCATTCAACTCCATCATGATGTTAGGGCTAAACCTACTTTGCTCTACACCGTTATCAAATATAATAACTGTAGGTACTGAGGTTACTTTGTACTTTGACTGTATATCAGAGCTTTTAATAATACATACCCTGTAAGGGGTGCAATCTTTTAGGCTTTCTAGGAATACAACTTCATTACCTTTATTCCACTCTACCCAAAACTCTACAACTGTAATACCTTTAGCCGTCTTAGGACCAAACGAGCTAGAAGTAACAAACTCTTGAGCTACAACACTAGTTGTGAGTAAAAATAAAAGTAGAAGCTTATTCATAAAGCTTTTGTTTGATAAGTTTCATATCTTCCTTCATCTCAGAAACATCTTCCTGGGTATTCATGATAGTCTGACGGATCAACTTATCCTTCATGTCAAACTCCATTCGTGTAATAACAGGGTCTACTGGTAAAGGTAATTCTCTAGCTTCCGCTATATCATTTTGCAATGTAAACCACAAACCCACTAAGGCTGTGATTCCGACTGCTATACCTCCTAGAGTTTTTACACTTATTTGTACTGCACTGTCTTCGCTTAACTCTTTAGCCATTATATTAGAATATTAAATAGTTTATTCCTGTTTGCATATTGTAAGACTTTATGTCCCAATACTTGAGATGTCTTCCCTCTACGAAGATACTGAAATGTTTATTGAATTTAACCCCAAACACAACACCAATATCCCATTCCGTCTCCATCCCAGGGTACGAGTAGGAATACTCACTCAATCCTTTATGAATTGGGTACACAGAACCCCATGCGTGGACCCAAGATTGCCCCGAATAGAGGTAATAGTCGGCTCCAATAACCATGGAAATCTCTTGTTGAAGTCCTAAATCGTTAAGTTGTTGTCTGTTGTATCTGTTTACAGCGTCACCAAAATGGTAAGAGTAAAACTCGTGATCTGACTCAGCCACTACTTCGCCATCTTGTGACCATACGTGGTTGTCATCATCGCTGTATCCAAACACATTGGCTAGTTGCCACCAGTGCTTATTCTCAGGTTTAGAGAACCACTCCGCTACAGGAGAGAAACCATACACAGGATGTGAACGATGAGATACCCCTAAGGTAAGATCAACATTCCCAAAGTTTTTACGTAGTCTAAACTCACCTAAGGTATACTTAAGGTTGATTAACCCATCGTCTACATACGAAGCTTTTGCTGTGTAACGATCTGATATATATCTAACCTTATACTCTTGCTGCTTAAACTTCATCCCTCTATTGCGAATAGATGAGTACCTAAACAAATACTCTAAGCCAGGAGCGTTAGAAACTGTAGCGTAATCACTACTCTCGTCTTCTGAACCAGTGTAAAAATTACCTTTTTTTACCTGGTAGTCAAAACGTGCTATCTTTCTAAGACCTACTGTTATATTATAATTGGGAGCGTTAACCTCTGTTGTCTCAACGAGGTATCCTGAACCTGCTACACCATCCACCATAAAGGCTTGACTCTCTGAGAAAGGTGCTGCCGTAGAAGCACTTGCGTAGAACGTTGCAAACCTAAATAGGGAGAACCCCATTTGTGCGTTGGATACGGTAGTTACTAATAGTAGTATGTATAGTATCTTCTTCATTTCTTTGCGAATTTCTCTACACCTGATATACCAAACGAACCAAGTACAACCCAAACAAATGAGTTGTATACGTACTCGTTTATAACTAAATCAGTTCCAACCCACCCAGTAACAAGGTCAGCTATCATTATAAGGCACATAACAGCAAATGCTATAAACCCTACGATAGCCTTCTCGTTCCAGACGTTATCGTTCTTAAAGATTTCCATGGTTAAATTATCTCAAAACCAAATGTAAGCTGAAGTCCAGATGCCGTATAAGTTTTTGTAGCGGTTGCAACTCCAGCAACATATATAGCCCCTTCATCGTTATCATCCCCGTCAGACTGTACAACTAAATTTATATCTGCTAGCGTACTTATTCCACCTAATACATAGTCACCTAAACCAGAAACAGCAGGCATAGTTAAACAACCTAAAGGCTTCGCTAGTAATAAGTTTGCATCAGTAATAGATATGGCAGCACCAATAGTCCCTAAATCCTTACTAGCCTGCATGAAGTATAAGTCTACTGCGGAAGCATTATCGTCTTGATCTAATAATACTACAGACCTTAATAATGCGGCACCATCTCTACCGCAAGCTGTAGGAACCTTAACTGGATTGAATATTATTTGCCCATCTGTTACTTGAGTTGCATCACAAACAGGGGTTACAGTTACGGTATGAAATTTTCTAGAAGCCATAATATATGTGTTTTATTGTTTTTATTTAACGCAAATGTAGTGATATTTTTTTTAATATAAAAAATTTCTTATCTTTGAACTAATTTAATTTAAATCAATGAGGAATTACTTGAAGTATCTTAGCGATACCATGTATCTCTTCCAGCGTAAGTACAAGCTCACAGACAATCAGCTCAAGTTCCTCCTATTCATTTGTGACGAGAGGGACTCGTTCACTAAAAGGTCTATAAGAGAAAGTATCTACGCTAGTAAGGGGTTTCACGAGGTGAAGTTTCCAGCCTTAGTAAAGGAGGATTATATCTTTGTCTTTGAAAGAAGACTATGGAACTCTAATCAACCAAACAAATATCGTGTAACAAATAAGACCATTAGATTGGTCAATAAATTTTATAACGTCCTTGAAGGACAAGAAGAGATGTAACTATGGCAAGATTAAACAAGAGTACTGGACTATTCGGAATGGGTGGCGGAAAACGAAGAGGTGCTAAAAGTGGCGTTGGTGACTTCATAGACCAGCTAAAGAAGAAAAGAAAAAGTAGAAAACTATCCAAAAGTAATGCTAAGTCTAGAAAGGACGATGCTAAGGATGTTTATAAGTACTCCAAGAAGGACTCTATCAAAGCCTACAAAGAAAAAGGTATGTCTAGACGTGAAGCCAAAGATCAAACGATGGTAGACGCTAAAGCTAAAGTTCGATCTAATAGGTCTAACGCTAGAGCTGAGAAAGCTTCCGATAAATTAGCAGAATCTAAAGCTAGAAAGGTAGAGGCAGATAAAAGAAGAGAAGCTGCTAGAGCAAGTGGCAACCCACCAGACTACGATAGGTTTAATAAAGATAACCCTAATTACAATAAAGGGGTATTTGAAGGGTCACCATCAGAGCAAAGAGAGAAATCTCCTGGAGGAACACCAAGTAAAGGATCTACTAAAACAAAGCATACTATTAAGTCAGGTGAGTTTACTAAGAAGGCTAGTGTAGCCGAACTTGAAGAGATAAACAAACAAGCAAAAAGAGCAGCCCTTAAGGGATCTAAAGGTGGTATGGAGTCTTACACGCATACTAACGCTGATGGGACTACACGAATCCAGAAATTTAGACTTGGAGGAGAGAGAGGTAAGCAGTTAAGACTTAAGAATAATATAGAGGAAACTTGGCCAGGTAAGAAAACCAAGAATGAAGCTCAAGAGGGTGCTAAAGTAAAAGCTAAATCTACTGGAGTCCTTAAGTCTGACACTAACAAGGCAGGTCCTAAGATGGAACCAGGTAAAGAGCCTTACACTGAGAATGGTGTTCTATACACGTGGGATAGAAAGAACTCAGTATGGAGAGGTGATGTTAAAGGTAACGAAGGTCTTGGAAAGAAGTCTAGAGCCGTTAAGAAAGCTAAGAATGGAGCTAAAGTTACTGATCCACCTAAAAAAGGTCGTAGCCTTAGCAAGAAGGAAAAAATGGAAGCTCTAGATAATAAGTCCAATGAAATGTATGGTACTTACGGATCTAAACGTGCTGAATCATCTAAAATGATTGCGAGGTCAGATAACACTAAGTCTAATAAGGTTACTGTAAAAGGTAAAGAAGAAGCTCATAAAGTTTCTGATAACGACTATAAACGTAGACAAGCTGTTAAAGATTTCAATCATGAAGAGGATCTGAAGCATGATAAGAAATATAAAGAGGACTATGAAAGAAAGCGCAAAGAGCAATGGCAAAAGGAAGATGAACTAAGAGATAAGAAGTGGAACAAGTCTAAGATAACAAGAACAGTTAAAGCAATAAAGAAAGCTAATGATGGCGGTAAAGTTAGTGAGTACGGACGTAAACATGATAGAATTAGAAAAAAAGGACATAAACTAAGAGCTAAAAGTGAAGCTAAATTTTTGTCTACTATCGGTAACGATTCTAAAGCAGAAAACATGAGTCAAAAGAAAAAAGAAAGACTTAGAAAAAAATCTGACAAATTAGATGAAAAATCTATGAGTAAGTTCCATAAAGCTAAAGCTATTAGAAGAAATAAATAATAACACATGAAGTCACCGAAAATTAAAGGAATAGGTGAGGTAGCTACCGAATACGGTGCTAAAGTGATGAAGGTTATAAAGAAGGGGCTACTAGGACGTAGCCTTTTCGATTTTTACGGGGATGTTAAAGCTAACGCCCTCAGATTAAAGGAATCTTCTTCAGCACCTCTAACTCCCAACGATAAAGATGGGGGTGTCGTTTATGTTAAGAACTCTGACGGTAAACTATACTATAAAAGTAACGAGGTATCTGAGGTTGAGTT